CCCTGAAGCAGAACAGGCACAGGAAGTAGCCGCGGTCGGCGGATTCATCTCCAAATCCAAATAAATTTCTACACGGCTACCCCACAATTCTGTGGGCCCCGTATCAACAACCTACGGCTACCCTCAGCCATGAGGCCCCGTGAGATAGGAGACTAAAATGGCAAAACCAAAAGGACATCGCGCCAATAAAGCAAATGATAGCTTCGGTACAGTAAACAACGAAAACCTATATAGAGGCAAATATCGTGACGAAGTGTATCAGGATGATGACGAAGAAACTGTAGTTGCTGAGGACCCCTCTGATGAGGCTACTCCCGCAGAGACTCAAAGTTTCGCAGAACCGCAAGAAGGTTCTGATACCGACTACAAGAAACGGTACGACGACTTAAAACGACATTACGACAGTAAGCTCGATGAATGGAAGCGAGAACGACAAGAACTCGCAGAAGCACAGCAAGCAGGTCGGGACAGCGGTTTAAGTGCATCGGAACTTCCTAAAAATCCAGATGAACTCGAAGATTTTAAAAGGAAGTACCCGGACGTATACGCGATTGTAGAAACAGTATCTTCCCTACAAGCAGAAAGTAAATTAAAAACTCTTAAAGAAGAAGTAGAGACTCTCAAAGGTAAAGAGAAAGACTTGATTGTCCAGTCAGCATTCCAACAACTTACGAATGCTCATCCGGACTTTTTAGAACTCAAAACCGATGAAAAATTCTTAATGTGGCTCGACGAGCAACCCGAATCAATCTCTGACGGAATCTACAAGAATAACACCGATGCTAAGTGGGCGATACGAGTCGTCGATCTTTATAAGGCAGATAACGGGATTGCGAAAAAGCGCAAAACCAAAGATGTCGATCCAGCCGCCGCGGTAACAAAAACTGCCGCAAAAGATGTGGTTGGAGAAGCTGGAAAGGATAAAAAAATCTGGAAAGCTTCAGAAATAGGAAGGCTTAAGCCGTGGGAATTTGAAAAGATCGAAAGTGAAATTGATGCCGCACGTGCTGAAGGTCGAATTGACTATAGAGCATAAACTTTAACAACCTAACTATCTCATAATAAGGAAGGGTAACAACATGGCTTTTAATAGCGCATCAGGTTATAACAACCTGCCTTCAGGTAACTTTACTCCTGAGATTTTTTCTCAGAAAGTCCTGAAGTTTTTCCGTCGTGCCTCTGTCGTAGAGGATATCACAAACACTGATTATGCTGGTGAAATCGAAAACTACGGTGACACAGTACGCATCATCAAAGAACCTACAATCACTGTATCTTCTTACTCACGTGGTGCTGTGGTAAACCCACAGGATCTCGCTGACGACCAGATCACAATGGTTGTTGACCAAGCGAATGCTTTCGCGTTCAAGATCGACGACATCGAAGAGCGTCAGTCACACGTTAACTTTGAAGCGTTGGCTACATCTTCAGGCGCGTTCTCTCTGAAGCGCAAGTACGATGCTAACGTCCTCCAAGCAATGGTTGACGGTGCTGGTAACACAGGTACTGACTTTGGTACTGCGGCCGCTCCAATTAACATCTACACAGCGGCAACCAAAGGTGACACTGCTGTAAACATGATGTTGGCAATGGCCCGTGCTTTAGACGACCAGTCAATCCCAGAAGAAAATCGTTTCTTCGTTGCACCTCCTGCTTTCTACGAAGCATTGTTTGGTGCAGGTGCTAAGTTCGCAGAAGTACAGGTAACTGGCGACGGAACTTCACCATTACGTAACGGTCTCGTCATGCAGGGCAACATTGCAGGTATGGCTTGCTACAAGTCAACTGCGCTGAACAACTCTGGTACTGACGTTGTGACTATTACTTCACAGGACACTACAAACGACTTCGTAGTTCTTGCGGGTCACATGTCTTCTACAGCGACTGCATCGCATATCGCTAAGACAGAAGTTGTCCGTTCAACTGACACATTCAGCGACATCGTTCGTGGTCTTCACGTATTCGGCCGCAAGGTCTTACGTCCAGAAGCCCTCGTACAAGGTGTTGTTGCAACTGCCGCATAAGGGAGACTAAAAAATGGCCGGAACATATTCCGTAACTGGTAACTCTGTAAATATTTCAGCAGGTTCCAACTCTTACGTTCAAGAAGCAGTTCTTGACTTTTCTACAACTAACTTGGGAATCAACGAAACAATTGATGTTTTCCAGATTCCTGCCGAAACAGTAGTTTTAACTGCTGGTGTTCAGCTAATCACAGCTTCAGGAAACGCAGGTACTTTAGACTTGGGTGACTCTGAAACTGCTGACTTCTACGTTGCAGATATCGATGCCGATAGCGCAACAGCAGAACTGAACTCATTCGGTGGTGCTAAAGCGTACATCGCGGCTGACGAGATCCTTCTAAAGGGTATCACTGCGGCTTTCGATGGTAAAGTACGTGTAGTTGCTGTCATGGCTCCTTTGGGTCTCAGCACTAAGACTGGCGAAGCTTTCGCCTAA